AGCCGATTGGATGCTTGCCCACTCTCATCGAGAACTGGCCGAGTGTTTCTGCCATCTTTCGCCTTACGGAAAAAACGGGGCAGGGTGTGAAGCCCGCCCCGAGCAATCGAACTAACGAAGGAAACCTGTTTCTACTTCGCCAATTCCGCGGCGATCAGCTTCGCGGTCGGGCCGTCGATTCCGGCGATGGCGGTAAGCTGAGAAATCGTGCGCGCGGTTTCATAGGTCGGGAATCCCGCTGTGACCAGTTGCAGTCTGCCTGGAAAGTTTCCCGGTAGTAGCCCTGTTCTTGTCCCCACCAGATTCAACGCATCTCGCTCGGGATCGCGCTCGTGAAACCGATCACCTGGAATGGGACTCGGCTTTACCGGCGCAGGGAGAGCATCGCACTCGTGAAACGTGTCACTTGGGCGAGAGAGAGTATCTCGACCGGACGTGACTCGCGGGCCGTCGGGGTTTGGGTCTACGGGTTGAACGACAGCATCTTCTGTCGGCTCTGGTTGTAGCAGCGGTTTTGTGTCCATGACTGATGTACCTGCGTTTCGTCGAAGTTAACTCGGGCTCGAAGAAGCCGATGTCGAAGGCGACGCGCTTGCACTGGTTGACGGAGACGCGCTCGCGCTCTTTGATGGCGAAGCCGATGCGCTCGTTGAAGCCGAGGCGCTGGCACTGGCGCTTGCGCTGGTGCTCGGTGACGCTGAAACCGAGGCGCTCGCCGATGGTGATTCGGCCAGGGTAAGCGTGCCAGTCAAGAGCGCCGGATACGGTCCTCTGCCTTCCGGCTTCTGCAAGTAGATTGTGCAAACGTCGCTCACGACTTCGACGCGCACCTTTGTTCTGTGCGGCCCCGTCGAGTCGTCGCGCTCCCAAAACTCGAAGTCTCTGTCTTGCATTTTGCGCCTCTACTTGCGCCCTTTGTTCGGCGCCGGTTTCATATCGTCGCTGTCCGCCATCTCGTGTTCAGACGAATCCATCGGCATATCGCAGGCTTTCGGCCGGCCGGGAGGATTGATGGGTTGCTTCATCCCTCGATAGCTTTCGCCCCATTCCTGGGGCATCGCATCTTCTTCTTGGTCGGCCATCGATTTTCTGGATTCGCTGCTTACGCTCCTGGGTCGGCATCGCTCGCGAACGAATGTGACCAGCCGAAGTCGAAGCGTGACGAGCCTGCGATGTGCATCGCTTCGGTGTTCGGGTCTTTCCACATCCTGCGAGTCGGGCGTCGACGCCAGATCCACCGAAGTCCGCACTGCTCAGGCTCGCCAAAACCGAAATACGCCGTCGCGCTCGTCAGGTTGTGATTCTGGATCACCTCGATCCCGTACACCTCGCTCAGTACGTTCTTCACGCGGAAGAGCGTGTCGCTGCGGAAGGAGCTTCCCATCACTTCAAGCGCCCGCGGATAGAGTTCTTTCGGCACGACCAGCTTGCGCATCGGCGTGTTCACGGGAATGCCTCGATCGTCAGTGCGTGAGGCCATTCGAATCATCATCGCTTCGATGCCCTGATGACTCAGCGCGATTCCGCCGCTCGCGTTGGTGTTCGACTGCACTCCACCGCCCGGGCCCGGGTTGGGATGGGAAGTAGAGAACAGCGCCACACCATCGGGTGAGCGCCGGCCGGCGTTCATGATCCCGCTTTGGGTCTGCGAGACGAATGACTCATTCAACAGGCGAGCGACTAGCACTTCGGGAAGTTGCTTCCACGATCGCCCGAACTTCTTCGATCGTGAACCGGCAAGTCCCCACTGATCGTCTTCTTGCATCTCGAGCGACACGATGAAGCCCAAGGTGAATCGCCCGTAGATGTAGGTCTGTTGAAACCACTGGCCCTGCGTATCGTAGTGCACGCCTCCAAGCTCGCTATCGACTTCTTGGGGAAGCCCGAAGCCGCCCATCGCCTTGTCTGTCTCGCCGGTCCCATTACCGTCGCTTTCGCGAACGATCTTCGAGAACTCGGGAGGAAACATATCGAAGGCCATGTCGGACAGGCTTTCCAACAGAGCGAGCCTTGTCTGCGTGACCGTATCGAGCTGGTATAGCTCGGGGTAAGTCCCTCTAATCATCGGCATAATGTTTTACCTCACTCCAATCGAAAGAATTTCCGACAGCCTTCAGAGAACTAAAACGCGACTACAGGCCGACCTGTCCGCCTATGAACCGCGAGTTGTTGAACTTGCAAATCATTCGCACGTGACTTGACCCGAAGGCGTTGTCACCTTTGGCCGTGGGTGCGAGTCCGATCAGTTGCAGATCGAGCGTTGCTGTCACTGCAAGCGTGGCTTCATCGATCTCGTGCCCACTGAAACCAGTCGTGGCGCTGCCAGCACCGAGACTGACGTTCGCGTTGAAGTTGGCTTGCGTGACATCAACTCCATTTGTATCGCCATCGTCCTGAGCGATGAACTCAGCTCGCGGATCAACTATTACTGAGTGCCGCGTCTTGAGCGATGCGGCGCCGCCGTTGATTGCGACGCCCATGATGATCGTTGTGCCGGGTGTGCCGAGCGGTGTGATTGCGCCTTTGCCTTCGGACAGGCTGCTTGACGCAGCGTGAAACACAATGTCCTGTTGGAAGATCGCCGTTGCGACGCCGACAAGCTTGACGTAACTTTTCACGTCCGGCGGATTCGGGTTGTTCAAGCTGGTGAATTGGAATCCCGTGGGATTATCTGGATTTGCCATTGTCAGTTCCTCTCTTTTTTGTTCGTGTTCTTGGAGGTCATCGAATGGGCTCTCAGCGAGAACCCCGAAATAATTGCTCTATGTTTCGGCTAAGCGTGAAACGCTTCGGATTTCTCCATCTGGAAGCGTCCCTCGACGACATTGCCTTGCTCGTCGGTGCTGTGAATCTGGTCGTCCTTGTTCTTCTCGACGGAGCCCGTCATTGCGCGCGAGCGCTCAAGGTTCGGTTTCTGCCGACCTTCCTCGTAGATCGTTTCGGGCATCCACGAAAGCGCCAACTCACCGTTCAGAATTCGTTTGCCGGTTGCGGTGTCGTACACGGGGTCCCAAGCTGGTCCCATCACTGGCGGTTCGCCAGGGTGCATCCAGCGGAAGCGACGTCCAGGGAAGCGCTCCTGCATCTCGATCAACACTGCGTTCAGTGGATCGGCTCCCTTGATTACGCGGCCCGTGTAGTCGTTCATTGCGAAGGCTTCGGTTCCCGCCGCGAGGCACTTGTTGGTGAACTCATCGACTGTGACTTGCACGCCGCTCGGCTCGGGGCGCTCGGCGTTGCGCTTCTCGATCTCTTCATCGGAGTAGCGACCGACAAGATGGTTAACGCCCTTCGTTCCAGTCAGCGGATCGGTTTGATTCTTGAGGAAGGCTTTGCTGCCAGGCTTCGCGCTTCGACTCTCGAGACGAGTGAGCGCGCCGGCCACGGTCATCTCAACGATGTCGGCATCTTTCCAGCCGAGCATGTGCAGACGGCTTCGTTGTCCCTTGGATAGAGGTTCGCTTTCATACTCTCGGATTAACCGAGCATCCGGTTTCGCAGCAGGCTTGGATGACATTGGGAATCGCTCCGCGTTGGGCGCGAATTCAGGAGCGACTGATTAGGAAGATCGATTCGAAAGAGTGTTACTGCTTACGCACGCGAGCGCTGGTCTTGTTGCTGTCTCTGCTCTTGCAAGTTCTTCTTCGCGGCAATGATGTACTTGTCGTCAAGCGGCTGGCCACCGTTCATTCGCGCGGCATCTTTGCGGTCCTGATCGGTGATGACGATTGCGCCCTTGGCTGCCGCTGGTTTCCCGGTCGGCCCACCTTGGCCTGTTCGTCTGCGAGCCCTTTCCGCCTCTTCGGGATTTGTCTTGCCGCTTCCATTGCCGTTGCTGGTCGTGCGCGGTGCGATATTCAAACGGCCGGCTGAGCGCCTGGTCGCGAGTTCAAACTTCGCGGCATCGCTCATCCCCGGTATCTCGCTGTCGAGCTTTTCCATTTCCGCGATGGTTGCTTTCGCAAGCGCGGAGTTGGAGTCTCGCAGATCGGGATACTCGTTGGTCATCGCATTCGCGACAGCGCCTTGCTTCGTCAGATTCTCCGTAGCCTCGCGAACGATGCGTTGGGCGACTTTCGCAGCTCGGCTATCGATGTCTGCGAGGGTCATTCCTGACGTAACCGCGTCCGCGAGTTCACTGTCGTCGCGAAGCCCCTTCTCGTCGGCCTTCGGGGACTCTTTTTCCTTGCCCTTAGCCTTGAGTTGAGCTTCGAGGTCTTGGCTCTTGGTGAAAAAGAAATGTTTTCCTGTGCGTGCCTCTTCGAGATCTTCCGTAACTCGTTCCTTATCGCTTTGGAGCGCCGCAATCGTCTGCTTCGCTGATTTCGCTTGCGAGATTGCCGTTTCAGCAACCTTCTTCAGCTCGACAGGATCGTCGGGTAACTCGTCGGGTAGGGTTTCATCGAGTGCCGGGTCTGGCTGTTCGATGTCTTCGGTAGGATTGTCTTGATCGTCTTTTTCGTCTGGCATTGTTTTGTGCCTGAGAGAGCTTTGTCTCTCG